AGTTGAGAGAACATTGGATTTGGAAGAAGCCTGAATATGTACGAGCGTGGATTGACCTTCTATTTCGAGCAAGTCATAAGGATACTAAAATGCTTTTTGATGGCGAATTTATCCTTGTTGGCAGGGGTGAATTTATCACTTCGCTCAAGAGCCTTTCGCTTAAATGGAAGTGGTCAAGATCGAAGGTTAGGCGGTTTCTAAAGTTGTTGCAAAAAGATTCCATGATTGTTCTGAAAAGCGGACACAAAGCGACACACATAACTATCTGTAATTACGGCACTTATCAGAACCTGCGGAACGCTGACGAACATCAAAAGGACAGCAAAAGAACAGCAAAAGAACAGCAAAAGGACACAATCAATAAGGGTAATAAGGGAAATAATGTAAATAAAGGGGGAGAGCCAACCCTGCCTGTACTAACATTCTGGAAACTTTTTAACAACTGGAAAGAGGACAGGCAACTACTGCCACAGGAAGTAGCGAACCAAGTGGAACGTCAGTTAATGGTTCGAGCATTGGAGCAGTTCCCTTTGGAGATTTGGAAGTCCTACATTGATGAGATGCACAAGCGAGGCGACCAGAAACAGCTTAAATGGTTCGTGGGTGGTGATTTTAGGCAATATGACCCCAAGAAACCCATGAAGAGTAGCAAAGTGAGGGTAGATGATTACAGGATGGATACAGCGGGATTCTATATCGGCTATTGCTTCAAGTGTGGGAACACTGAATTTTATGCAAAGCATGATCTCTTTGGAGATTCCAAATGTTGCAAGGCGAGGATATTATCTAAAAAGAAGGATGATAGTAATGCCCAATAAGAAAGCAAAAAGAAGGAAGCAGGAGAGGCGAGAGAGGGATGAATACTTGAGTACACACGGCAGGACACCTGCCCAGATCAAGCGGAAAGCAAAGCGTGAGAAAAAAATTAGCGGGAGATTCATACCATGAACACGATGAAACTAACCACAGAAGAGGTGAAGCTGTTGAGCAAGGTGTTCCAACTTTCATTACATTATCTCGAAAACACGTTACACGATGAACATCTTGCAAAACAGATCATGGCATTAAAAGACAAATATGAAGCCATGCATCAAGAACGACCAGAAGCACCAACGGGCGAAGCGGGTTCCACACCTATCGGTGCGTTGGGAATGGCTGATTCTTACTACAAAGAGGTTGCAGTGGGGGAGGTTTTTGGTGGGGAATAATGATCTCATCTTAAATGTCCTGAGAGAATACGGGGCATCAGCCGCAACTGTTGGTCTGGCTAATAAAAGACTGCATGAGGGAAATGCTACATTCAGCCGAGAGATGCCTTTGGATGGGACTTACAAAATGTCTGAATCTGTGGAAGAAGGGGTTGATCTGATAATCTATTTATCTGGTAAGCATATTGAATTGCGTTGGCTTGAAGATGAGAGTGAGTTTGCTATCTTGGTTACTGAAGCTTTAGAGATGGCAATTCATCTCACCAAAATACTTGTCAAAGCAAGAGCGGAGGAAATGAAATGGGCAAAACAAAAACTGAACACGGCTTCATAGAGAACGGCACTTATTACAAGAAGGAATCTGAGAAGATGAAGCTGAGAATGGGTGGAGGCTCTTGGACAATTCCAACCAATGAGATTAAAAATCATGACATAGAGCGTATCCGCTACAAGACGGAAGCCAATGTTTATGAGATTGATCTTGAGGATGCGTGGTGTAGTGGTTGGGAAGGCAATTTCAAAGGTGAGGACAAACTTGTTGTCCCGATAAAGAATTGGACTATTACAAGGCGAAACAATTAAAAGGGAGAGGACAAATTTCAGGCACGTCCAAGTGCCGCCTCCATGATTACACGTTCTCTCCCTTGCAATTCTTAAATCAAAAGGAGAAAAAATGAGGTCACAATTAGACACAACCGTTTTACAGTCTCGAACCTGTACCACATTAATTCGCACGATAGACAACTTGATTGATGTGGTTGACCATGAGAACCCAGTAGCAAAAGCCTTAGTGAGAAAGGCTAAGAAACATCTGGAAGAATACACCCGAGCAAACGGGCTATTGAAAGCAAACAGCAAACAGAGACACTGGAAAAAATACAGGTCAAATAACATATAGGGAGAAAAGAGAGTGCATGATTGAACGCTAACGCTAAAGGAAAACGTGGCGAAAGGGAAGTCGCCAAGATAATCAACAAGACCCTCGGAGTGAATTGTCGCAGGACACCGAACTCAGGAGGGCTGTCTTTTAAGGGTGATCTCAAAATCGTTACGCAAGATAGTCACCTACGTAAACACCATCTGGAAGTAAAGAACACCAAAAGCCTTATCCTCCCTCAATGGATCAAACAGGTTGAAAATGATTGTCCTGTAGATGGTATCCCGCTTTTGATCTACAAGCATAAAGGCAAGTGGAGGGCAGATATGAGACTGAACGATTGGATAGGAGATCAACTGACTATTAAGGAATTGCTGAAGAACAAATAACCTCTATCTTGCGGGAGATATAGATGCGGAACACAAACAAGCCGCCTTATGCGACTACGGATATTCCCTACGCCCCGAAAAGGCGACTTACCAGAAAACAGTTCGATGTATTATGGGATAGGTGTTGTGGGGGTACCCAAGCACAGATTGCTGAGAAAATGGGAATTTCAAGAAGGGCAGTGAGAAACCATATTACAAGAATAAGAAAAAGGGGAATTGAATGTCCTTGAAGTGCCATTAGAAAAACTTTTTTCTCTCTATATTCTTTAACTTACAGCTTTTTCCCCCTTAAAAAGAGTGCCATTTCTCACTATACTATGAGAGACATGATGGTTGATATGACAGATGTTGTCCCTGATGAAGATGAGGGAATTGGTGGGGAAATAGGGGCAATTCAACAGGCTTACGGGGTGGATTACTTCACCGCTGAAAAGATAGTTGAAACCAACAATGAATACCCAGATGATGAATCTAAATACAAAAGCGAAAATGGTGAGGATGTTTATGATCGTGATTTAGTGGATCATGTGGATTGGCAGAAAGTTGAAGCCAATCACTCAAGATGCTCTTTTACTTCATCGCAAAGAGATTCCAAAGATACGCAGGAATATGTTCATGCTCTTGGCGATCCCGAGGAGGACATTGGGAAACGAACCAAACCACCTTTTGATTATGTAAATCCCCAAAGATTGTCTGATCTTGTGACTTTAGGCTTTTCAGATGTACAAATTGCTCAGACACTTTCGGTTAGCCCTGAGAGTGTTGAACGAGCCAGATCACTATACCTGTAAGGGTTTGACAACCGTCATATAGTATTCTCAAGGGACGGGAAACCGACCACCCTTCAATCGAGGTAGCTACCTCAAATATATGGAGAATGAAGTTGAAGGAATTACCCTACTTGTTCAGCTTGTGGGTATTAAGAACCTCAAGACTACACATAACTGGAGGCTTGAGTTTGATGTGTTTGAGGTTGATTCAAATAAAGTGTCAACATTAATAGATAAAATCGAGAAAGCCTTTGCTATGGCTTTAGTGGAGAATGAGTGATTCTGCTGAAAAACAGCAAGGAAACAGCACTAAAGTTGTTGGCAGACCATTTAAGAAGGGTGAATCTGGCAACCCCAATGGGCGACCAAAGAAGGGAACAGCTATTGCCGACATTCTTAATGCAAGGGGGGATGAAGTAGATGATGATGGACTCACTAACAGAGAGATCATGTTGCATAAGGTATATGACAAGGCAGTGAAGCACACCGATAGATGGGCGGTTCAGTTCATCGCTGACAGGACGGAGGGCAGGGCGATAGAGCGAAGCGTGGATGTTTCTGACGAGTGGAAGGAAGTCGTGAAAGAAGCATACAAGCCTGAAAGCTGATTACTTCAAGCGGATAGGATATGAGCCTGAGTCTATCCAATGGAATATCCATAACAGCAAAAAAAGATTTCGAGTAAACATACAGGGCAGACGTAGTGGAAAATCATTTGGAGCGGCAAGAGAAGCGGAGATGGCGATCTTTGCTGAAGATAGTCGTGGGTGGATTGTTGCACCTTCTTATGAGTTGGCTAATAAGATTGGCAGGGAGATTCACGAAAACCTTATCCTCAGATACAAACTCCCCACAGTCACCAAGAAGGTCATCAACGGACAACTGTTCTATGCCAAGTTCATCAATAATGCAGAGGTCTGGATCAAGTCAGCCGACTCACCCGATACAGGGCTTGTCGGAGAGGGACTTGATTGGCTTATCATTGATGAAGCCGCTCTTATTTCAAGAATTATTTGGGAGCAATACCTCAGACCCACTCTCGCAGACCGACAAGGATGGGCGTTATTCGTGTCAACCCCTCGGGGATACAACTGGTTATATGATCTCTACTCGAGAGGCATCTCTGATGATTATCCAGAATGGGACTCTTGGCAACACGCCAGTACAAGTTCGAGGTACTTCAGGGATAACATAAATGACCTCAAGAACGAACTCACCAAAGAGACCTTTGAACAGGAGTACCTTGCACAGTTCACCTCATTTGCGGGAAAGGTCTATCCCTTCGATAGAAACGTACACGTTGGTCGATATGATTTCAACCCTGATTGGGAGACTTATTGCTCTGTTGATTTTGGTTTCCGTATGCCCTCTGTTGCTTGGCTACAGGTTGGCAAGGTGGATGGGGACGTTGAGATTCACATCATAGATGAGATCATCCACGACACCAACATCAAGACTGAAGAGTTGGCTGATAGGATTCTTGCAAAGAATTACCCCGTTCTACACGTCTATTGCGACCCCGCAGGTGCGGGAGTCCAATCAACATCAGGACTCGGGGACGTTGAAATCTTTAAGAGAAAGGGCATCTTTCCGCGATTTAGAAAGGACAAGGTCAGTCGCTCCGTCGCTTCAGGTGTTGATCTGGTTAGATCGTATCTCGAGAACGCAGAAGGGAAGACAAGGCTATTCGTCTCGGACAAGTGCAAAGGCATTATAGAAGATTTTGAGAACTACCGCTATCCTGAGAAGAGAGAGAATCAAATGCTTAAGGACGACCCACTCAAGGATGGGCGACACGATCATGGCATGGATGCGGTGAGATATTTTTTTATTAACAGGTTTCCGATCGTTAAACGGGAGGCGATTGAAGTACAAAGGTATTGGTAGATGGTTATTCCCGATTTAAGCGAACAGGCGATTGTAGCAAGTATAAAGAACTGGATAGATGAGTCTCATGTTAGGGAAAGAGAAGATAGAATCAACTCGATGAACTACTATGAGGGCGTGAATCTGGAGGGGGAGACCCGTAAGTGGTTCGATAGTAATGCACTCAAATACGCACCGCCTATGGCGGTCAATATCACCAAGAAGCTGATTGATGGTCGTTTCATTTCATATAAGACCGCACCAGAGCGAAAGGCTGATGACAAGTACCTCGATATAATAGGGGACTTAGATCAGGATATGGTGGAGATGGATAGGCTCACGGGACTGCTCGGGAGTATTGCCATGCTTCGCTTCTATGATGAGGATAAAGGGGTACTGGACT